GGGAACGCATCTCCTCCGACACCCTCATGTCATGCACCGATGAAGACTGTCCCATCACCCAGTTCACCTGGAACGCCTTTGATGGGCTCATCAAGGACATCAAGGACAAGACCGTCACTGTCGAGGGTAGTGTTTGTTACACATCGTTACAAGCGTATGTGGATAACGGCCAAGGCAAGTCGGACCCAGACTTCGATCTGGCTGTACACATGGACAGGGTCTTCGAGCATGGGGACTACATGGAGATCAAGGTTCAGACAACGCAGACTATGTACGTTAATATTTTTAATTGGAACCCCTACGCCAAGAAAGACAAGCAGGTGGTTAAGGTGTTCCCGAATACCTACGAACCCAGTTATCGAATAGCATCCGAGAAGATCATCCCCAGTGGGAAGTATCATCTCAGGGTTGACCATCCAAACGTCGAGGGGGATGCCAGTGAATATCTTCATGTACTGGCAACAAGGAAACCGATCCGCTTCCTCGACACCTACGCACTGGAGAAGTTCCATGCGCGGGTACTGGAAATACCAAAACAGGATCGGCGTTATATTCGCAAACCATATAGGATAGTGAGATGACACAGACAAAGGAAATACTCGCCGCTCTGAAGAGTGGGCGAAGGCTGACCCAGTATCAGGCTCTTCAAGAGTTTGGCTGCATGAGACTTGCTGCTCGCATTGCGGACATACGAGGGATGGGTGTCGACGTGAAGACCGATACCATTGTCGTGGGGAACAAAAGGAAAAAGGTTGCCATGTATTATATCCCTCCTGGAGACACCAACCTGTTCGGAGAGGCGATATGAATATTCTATTCGGGGTGGCCGTTTATGTGGCCATGTCATTCGCTATCAGCGCATTGACAGGATGTGCCACACCCAAGCCGGGAACGCCCGAAGCTCGGGCCGTGGCCGTAGAGAAAGAGGAAAAGAAGAAAGAGGAACAGGTGACACATACGCTCAGTATTACACCCGACTGGTTCCTCGACCTGCCCCAGTCCGATAATGCTATCTACGCATCAGGGACAGGGGTGTCGCCCAGCCTGCAACTCTCTATGGACAAGGGCGTACTGAACGCGAAGCGAACACTGGCAGACAGATTGCAGGGGCTGCTGAGTTCTCGGTCGAAGTTATTTGTGGTCGAGCAGGGCCAAGGTGAGGCTACAGTGGCCACAACGGAGTCCGAGCAGGTTACGAGCAACCTGATCGCTGAAGTGAATGTGGGGGGCTATACGGTCAAGGAGAGCGAAACCTTTTCAGAAGGTCCGCGCTACAGATCGTTTGTTCTCCTTGAATATCCAGTGGGGAAGCTGAACCGTGTCCAGATAGACACCTTGCGGAGGCAGCAGAATGCTGCAAGCGAAGACAAGGCCAAGGATGCACACCGTAAACTCGAAGAGGCTATAGAGGAGAAGAGACTATGAGGTACATACTTTCTTTAGTGGTGATGTTCATGTTTAGCAATGTAGCCACGGCAACAGATCCAACGTCCATGATGTGGAGCCAGAAGGAATTGGAGAGACAGGCGAGAGAGATCGAAAGCTCTCTAACACTTGAGCCTGTGCCCGAGCCGAAGAAGGGCCCAAGCACAACATTCGATAAAGCGTTCCGCGAGGTGATGTGTGGAGAACTGTGGCGTATCGTTAACGTGGTGAAAGCAGAAGGGGCGGCTCCTGTGTTTGCAGGCAAGACTCTCAGGGGAGAGTATGTCCAGCTTTTCACCAATCCAGAAACAGGGGTGTGGTTGATCATAAGCGCAGGCCCAAAGAAGGGGGAGGGGTGTAGTCTTGGCGGGGGAGAAGAAAGCGTCAGCCTTGTCCTTAAAAGCGACCTGGGTCTATAAGCGCTACACGGGGGAGCATCTGGTGGTAGGAGAACGGCCAGACTCACGGCAGCGCCGACTGTGCAGGTGGTGTGTGCGGGAGGTGGACTCTGAAGTCTGGGCCACCCTCAAGCAGGATGAGAAGGGGGGCAGGTTTATCTGCGACTACTGCGGTGACGATGTTCCCATCAAGACCTTGTCCCAAGAAAATACATAACCACAAAATATAGTTGACGGCGGTGTCAAGGGGGGGCAATATGCCAAAGTTGTAATTGGTATGTCCAACCGTACCAGCTACATGGTGATATTTCCTTCCTGTTGGTAGGTGAGTGAAAAACTTTATAATCCCTCTTCGGAGGGATTTTTTTTGGAATGAATGTAGCAGCCCTTAACACCCAGATATCAACGTTGCCTCCGAGCGAGCAGGAAGACCTGTTGCGGCTGGTGGAGGAGTACGAAAGCGCGAAGAAGCGTGAGGCGTGTCGCACGTCCTACCTGGAGTTCGTTAAGCACGCATGGCCTGCATTCATTCAAGGGGCTCACCACAAGACAATGGCCGAAGCTTTCGAGCGTGTGGCCCGAGGGGAATTAAAAAGATTAATCGTTAACATGCCGCCGAGGCACACCAAGTCGGAGTTCGCTTCCTACTTGCTGCCTGCGTGGTTCCTGGGCCAGCACCCAGAGAAGAAAGTTATTCAGACGGCGCACACGGCAGAACTGGCCGTGGGCTTTGGAAGAAAGGTGCGTAACCTTTTCGGCGATACAGCATTCAAGCAGGTGTTCCCAGCAACTAGCTTGAGAGCGGACAGCAAGGCCGCAGGCCGATGGAACACCAACAAGGGAGGTGAATACTTCGCTATTGGTGTGGGCGGGGCTGTGACCGGAAAGGGGGCGGACCTTCTTATCATTGACGACCCGCATTCGGAACAGGATGCTGCTCTCGGGGCATATAACCCAGAGGTGTTTGACAAGGTCTATGAGTGGTACACCTCGGGGCCAAGGCAACGCCTTCAGCCTGGAGGGTCGATCATTGTGGTGATGACCCGGTGGTCGAAGCGGGACCTTACGGGGAAGATCATTGACGCCTCTGTACGAAGGGACGGTGCGGACGAGTGGGAGGTTATTGAACTCCCCGCGATTATGCCGTCAGGCAATCCCCTCTGGCCAGAGTATTGGGGCATCAACGAGCTTGAGGCGTTGCGCTCTGAGCTTCCGGTGTCGAAGTGGTCGGCCCAGTATCAGCAGGACCCAACCTCGGAAGAGGGGGCACTTGTCAAGCGTGAGTGGTGGCAGACCTGGGAGGAGAGCCGACCGCCCAGTTGTAGCTTTATTATTCAGAGTTGGGACACGGCGTTCCTGAAGACGCAGCGGTCAGACTACTCGGCCTGTACGACATGGGGTGTGTTCTTTAACGAAGACGAGAATGCTCACCATATCATTCTCCTTGATGCGTATAAGGAGCGGCTGGAGTTTCCAGACCTCAAGCGCAGAGCGTATGATTTCTGGATAGAGTGGGAGCCCGACTCGTTCATCGTGGAGGCGAAGGCCTCTGGTGCGCCACTGATATTTGAATTGCGCCAGATGGGAATCCCTGTGGAGGATTTCACGCCATCACGGGGAAACGACAAAGTGTCCCGTGTTAATGCGGTGTCGGATATCTTTGCTTCGGGCATGGTGTGGGCCCCGCCGACACGGTGGGCCGAAGAGGTTATTGAAGAGTTCGCGGCGTTTCCTGTTGGGGATCACGATGATCTGGTTGACAGTTCTACGCAAGCGCTACTCAGGTTTAGGCGTGGGGGCTTTGTCCGTTCTCCCAGTGACGAGGATGAGGAATGGGTGTCCCCTCAGTACACGGAGTTTTATTAATGGTCTCGACGGCAAGAGGATAGAGGATGGCTGTTGACAAGGCACTTCCTAATATGGCGGGTGAGGCAATAGAGGAGGAGGACTCCATTGAAATTGCCGTGGTCAACCCCGATGCCGTTGCCATTGATACCCCCGACGGTGGCGTGGTCATTGACTTCGACCCCGAGGGCGAAGGTGATGAGGATGTGGAACATGGTGCTAATCTTGCAGAATATTTGGACGACAGTGCGCTCGGCAATCTCACGTCTGATCTCATGGGTGCGTTTGAAGCTGACCAAGCTTCGCGGAAAGAGTGGTCCCACACATACACCAAAGGTTTAGATCTTCTTGGAATGAAGATCGAAGAGCGCTCGACCCCATGGCCGGGCGCTTGCGGCGTGTTCCATCCCGTCTTGTCGGAAGCCGTGATTCGGTTTCAAGCTCAGTCAATGATGGAGACGTTTCCTGCTAAGGGCCCAGTCAAGACTCAGATTGTCGGGAAGCTGACAGAAGAAAAGGAAAAGCAGGCGGTTCGTGTCCAGACGGAGATGAACTACCAGCTTACCGAAGTGATGACAGAGTACAGGTCGGAACATGAGAACATGCTGTTCTCTCTTCCGCTTGCAGGGTCAGCCTTCAAGAAGGTTTACCATGACCTGGACATGGGGCGGAACTGTTCGATGTTCGTCCCTGCGGAAGACATGGTGGTGTCATACGGGGCTCCTGATTTATTATCGTGCCCGCGCTACACGCATGTGATGAAGAAGACGCCCAATGAAGTTCTCAAGCTTCAGATGGCGGGGTTCTATCGGGATATTGAACTGCCCACGCCGAGTGCTGACTACTCGAAGATTCAGGAAACCTACGATCACCTGACTGGGGATAGCCCAAGCGTTGAGTACGATGACCGTCATACGCTTCTTGAGGTGCATGTGGATCTTGACCTGGAAGGGTTTGAGGACAAGCAAGACGGCGAAGAGACTGGGTTGCGGTTGCCTTACGTTGTTACGATTGACAAGTCATCAGGAGATGTGTTGTCGATTTATCGCAACTGGCGCGAGGACGACCCTGACCGTCAGAAGATTATGCACTTTGTGCATTATAAGTATCTGCCTGGATTAGGGTTTTACGGGTTCGGGCTGATCCATTTAATCGGCGGGCTGGCCAAGAGTGCCACGTCTATTCTGCGTCAGCTTGTGGATGCGGGAACATTATCCAACCTTCCTGCTGGCCTCAAGTCGAGGGGGCTGAGGATCAAGGGTGACGATGCTCCTTTGATGCCCGGCGAGTTCCGGGACGTGGATGTTCCGAGTGGCGCGATAAAAGACAACATTACATTCCTGCCTTACAAGGAACCGTCCTCTGTTCTCTACCAGTTACTGGGAACAATAGTTGACGAAGGAAGAAAGTTCGCGTCAGTAGCTGACGTGCAAGCAGCGGACATGAACACGCAGGCCCCGGTGGGGACAACGCTTGCTATCATGGAGCGTGGCATGAAGGTCATGTCTGCGGTGCAGGCGCGACTTCACGCATCTATGCGGCATGAGTTCAGGATACTGGCGGGGCTGGTGAAAGACTTCCTGCCTGCCGAATATGCTTATGAGCTTGAAGAGAATGCGGTAAGGCCAGACGATTTTGATGACCGGGTGGATATTATCCCCGTGTCTGATCCAAACGCGACGACAATGTCGCAGAGGATTATGCAGTATCAAGCAGCGTTACAACTGGCTGCTCAGGCTCCGCAGATGTATGACCTGCCCGAGTTGCACAGGCAAATGCTTGAGACGATGGGCTTGCAGGATGTAGAGAAGATTGTTCCTTCGGACAAGGACATGAAGCCTGAAGATCCTGTCAGGGAAAACATGGATCTTATTAACGGCGAGCCTGTGCAGGCATTCGCATATCAGGACCACAAGGCGCACATAACGGTCCATATGACGGCGATTCAAGATCCAAAGATTCAAGAGCTTCTCAGCCAGTCGCCTATGGCCAAGTCTATTCAGGCCGCAGCAGAAGCTCACATTCGTGAGCACTTGGCTTTCGAGTATCGGAACGAGATCGAAAAACAGATGGGCGTTGAGCTACCCAAT